TGATCAAACATCCACACAACCAAAGTTTCGACCACCCTGATATTCAGATGGTCGAAACTTGGCAAGAAGTTTATAATATTGTAGTTGGTTCTTAGATGTGTTTATTCTCCGTATAGTTTAAGCACTTCTGAAACTGCTTTACTTCTTTGGATATCTTTGCGTGCAAAATCAACATGCCCGAAGATATCCGATTTATTCACAGACATTCTTTCTATAAAATCATGTAATCCGTTGTTATTGAAAAATTGTTTGTCTGTTTGATTCAAATCTCCTGTTATTACAGCTTTTGAGTTATCACCGAGGCGGGTTAGTATCATTTTCATCTGATTAATTGTCATGTTCTGTGATTCATCAACGATGATCCAGGCATCACGAAATGTCCGTCCTCTTTGGAATGCTAGGGGAGCAAGCTCTATCATTTTTTCATCTATCATTTTAGTGATTTCTATTTGTTTGTAATATTCAGAGAATATGTCTAGCACGGGCTTGGCCCATGGTTCCATCTTTTGATTCAAATCTCCGGGTAAAAAACCGTGGGATTCATTTTCTACGCCTACTGCTGGGCGAGTAATAATAATTTTACGACATTCACCTTCTCGGTATGCTTTGATTGCTGCCAAAACTGCTAACATAGTTTTTCCTGTGCCAGCTGGACCAGTGGCAAATATAATCAGCTTTTTAGGATCACTAAGTAGATCGATGTACGTCTCTTGATTAAGACTTTTGGGGGTTAGTACAATCGACTTGGGTTTATAGCGTGGTTGACTTTGTTCTGTTACTAGTGTCAGTTCTACCTTTTTTTGTTTATTACGTTTGTTATGGAAAGTGTTAGTGTTTTCGATTTCTCGATTATTACGCCGTTTTGACAAGTTAGCCTCCTTGTGGTCTTTGCTGTCAGTAAGCTCGTCATCAACCCCGTTATTTGAATATCCAGTTGACGTTGCTTACGAAAATATTTAAGAGAGGCTGCAGCCATGTTCTATCACCGTATAACACGGTTGGAAACAAGTATAAGTATTATGCTATGTGGTGTGATAATGTCGAGTGCGACTATTACTAGTCCACTCAGCATAGATTCTCTGACGATTATCCCAGTCCATATGCGTGACTTCATATCCAAATATTTTTGATAAACGTATGTGTTCATCAAATGACCATGGATAGATATCTTGTTCTCCTACATAATCTTGAACACCGGGATTGCATCTCCAATAAATGCGAGAATCATGTTGTCGCATCAGACTAATCAAAAATGTTATTTGAGTTTCAATTGTCTCTTTACTACCGAAGTTTATATATTCTAAGCAAAAAGCCACGTTAAATTTGACAGACTTTTCATTAATAGCGTAATGTTCCAAATCATCAATACTTTTAAAGTTTGGTACATGATTTTGAAATAAGTCTCGATCATAGCCGATGTGCAGGACTCTTTCTCCTGGCAGTAGCTTGCCCGACAGATTAAACCCGCTTTGATCATATAGGTCTGACATTGTTGTGTATTTAATAAAGAATCAGACTAAATAAGAAAAAGATCCGGGAATTATGGCAACCAATATTAAAGATATTATTGAAAACACCAAAACTATCTATATGACAGATAGTAGCATCACCACCTTGTTGGACTTTGAGCGAGTGATTGATGAACTAGATGTCTATGCATTTGAAAATTGGAAGTACGGTGAAGTAGTCTCAGGTCCAATCTATGAAAAATATTTTGTTACTTGTACTTTAATGTGGCCATATACCAAAATGCCTGATCCTCGTGGAGGGCAGCGTTTATTAGATTACGGTTGTGAAATTAGTTACAAGAAAGATGTTTTAAAATATCCAATTAAAGTCAAATCCTATACAGACTTTGAGTCAGGTACTAAAATGCCCAAACTCGCAGAAACAGGAATTTGGTTAGTTGAAATAGTAATACCCAAGAAGCTAATGAAAGATATTCGCAAGGGTAGTTTAGAGCTAGCAAGTGAAAATATTAATGCTGAAGACATTGAACAAGCTTATGAAACTGGTTTAGATGACAAAATGTATAAGACTGGTGATAAAGAAACATCAGCCCCTGAATCAGGATTACCCACTGCACCACAAGGACTATAACATGTTGAAAGAAGGGCTTGAAAAAAAAGATCTATATCGTCTAGTGCATCCAGAACTTCACATAGATGAGTTTAAAAGCAAGTTAGGGCGTGATGAAGATGTTTGTGTATTAAGTTTCAAACTCAGTAGCAAAGAAGCAGGTCTGGATCTTGTAAATTTCATAGAAAAAGGTTATGATTGGGTCATTGACGGTGATGTAAGCACTGGTGAAATGGAAGACGGGGATTATATTGTGTTTGTAGAATGCGCAAGAAATCACGAATTGCCAGATCATATAATGGAGCTGATGTCTGATTTGATGAATCTTACTAATCAAGATATGAGTGAATGGCGCGTGCGCTATCATACCAGCAACAAAGATTATAAAATTGATAAAGAGTCATTAATTAACATTATTCCTCTTGATGATAAAGAATATGAAAAAGAATATGGACACGAAGAATTAGACAAGCTGCGTGCTGTCAGTGGTGTCAAAGTTAATACCAAAGCGCCCAAAAATGAACTCACCGAAGCTCTGAGAATCGCTGCCGGTATTTTATAAATTGTCATGATATTTTAATGATTTGTCTGATAAATAATGTCAGACAGCTTAGGAGAATTCAATGACTTTTAATTTCAATTTTTCTGTAGAAAAACTACAGAAAATTCTTTCCGATAATCCTAATGTAGACAATTGGCACGAAGCTCTAACAGCTATACTGCCAGATTATGATATAACCACAGTACCCCGGGTAGCTGCTTTTCTGGCGCAAACTATTCATGAAAGCGGTGGTTTCAATTCATTAAAAGAAAATTTGAACTATCGAGCGCAAAGTCTTATGAAGGTATGGCCACGTTCATTTCCAGATCTGGAGACTGCCAATCGCTACGCCCACAACCAGGAAGCTATCGCTAATCGTGCTTATGCAAATCGTATGGGAAATGGCAATGAAGAAAGTGGAGACGGTTGGAAGTTTTGTGGAAGAGGATTAATTCAGCTAACAGGGCATGATAACTATCAATCATTTGCTGATAGCTTACAAATGAATATTGATGATGTGCCTGAATATCTTGGTACTTTTGAAGGAGCCGTTCAAAGTGCCTGTTGGTTTTGGGAAAACAATAATTTAAATGTATTTGCCGACGAAGGTGACATGGTTGGATTAACCAAACGTATCAATGGAGGTACGCTCGGACTTTCTGACAGACTAAATCATTATCAGCACGTACTTCAAGTGTTGAAAGGATAAAATATGTGGTTGTGGCTAATACAAAACATTCTGGGATCTATCTCTGTGATTATCTGGCCCATGATGGCTATTTCTTCAGCAGCCGTTATTCTATTGTCTAGGGTATTAGAAAGTTTGCCACAAGTTAAGATGTTTTCTTATCTAGTGAAATCTATTGCATTCGCTTTGTTTACAATCGCATTGTTTCTGTGGGGAGCCGCTGGCGTAAACTCAATTTATGTCAGTCAGATCAAAGAGATGGAGATTAAGGTGGCTGATGCTGAATCCAGAATCTATGAAATCAACAAACAACTTGAAGAGAAAATAACAGAAAAAGCCAAGGTAATTCACGAAGTTCATACAGTGTTTAAAATCAAGATCAAGGAAATAGCTGTCAAAATTGACAAAGATTGCAAGGTTGATCGTAGCGCAATTAACGCACTAAACAGTATAGCAACTGGAGCTAACCCATGAGATTATTTTTATTAGCGCCCATACTATTATTGACAGGTTGTTTTAGCAGAACTACGGTAGTAGTTGACACTAAATGGCCCAATGTGCCAAATGAGTTAAAAACCCACTGCCCAGAACTAAAATTATTAAACGCCAACGATCAAAAACTCAGTAGTTTAGTATCAACTGTTGGCAGTAATTATACTGAATATCTTTTATGCAAGAATCGTGTTGATTCCTGGATTGATTGGTACAACGATCAGAAAAAAATTAAGGAAAGTGTAAAATGATAGCCAGGATCTTATTCTTGTCAGCGATCACTGCTTTATTAAATGGCTGTATGTTAATGGATTCTTATTTTATTGCTCACTATGACAGCAATGAATTTGCAGCAATTGCAGATATCCGGGCTCACGCCAGTGTTTATAAAACACAATGTTCTGATTATTCAGCAAGCAAAGCAAATGCTTTAGATTTAGTAGAACGAACCCAATATTTTCAATATTACGAAGAACATATTCCAGGAAATAAAGAAGGCTACAACAGCAGTAAAAATCTCAATACAATGGCCCAAGAACTAAATGCTAGGTATCAGGAAAACACCGACGTTAGTAGAATTTATTGTGAACTAAAACTTGGTGCAATTGAAAACAGCAGTGATCTTATACAACACGTATTAGCAGGAAGACCCAGATGAATAATCTTGAAGAAATAATCCATTACTTAAATCAAATTGCCAATTCAAACGATAAAAATTTTGCTGCTGCAGCACAATATGTGTTGCAAGTAATACAACAGATTCAATCAGGACAACTGAGCGAAGATGAAATTGTAGATATTTTAAATGACGTTCAACGTCAAATTGATATCATGCAAGATATGAGTCAAATGAAAATAAAAGAAACGCTAAACACAGCGATCAATGCTCTGATCTCGATTGCTAAAATGGCAGCTTAAACACAATAACTAATTAATATTTTCAATGAAACCCAAGATTCAATTTATTCTAAAACGTCGAAGCGATTTTAATCCCACGCAACACAGTCCTAAAGGCATGAGTACAGGTTTATTCAACTCAGCAAGTTTTATGCAAGAAATGTTGACTGCAGCAGGTTATGAAACAGAGTTGCAAGTAGCCATTGACAATAATTGCATAGATCGATTAGTTACAAACTTTAGACCAGACTTTGTGGTAATTGAAGCCCTATGGGTCGTGCCAACCAAATTCAATGTTCTTACGAATTTACATCCTAATGTTAAATGGGTTATTCGTTTACACAGTGAATTGCCGTTTATTGCCGGCGAAGGCATGGCTATGGATTGGCTAGCTGAATACATTAAATTTCCTCAGATCTGCATTGGTGTAAATGCGCCTCGTATGCTCAATGAAACTAGGACTTATTTGGTCACTGCATGCGGACTAAGTGAGCAAGAAGTTGAAGAACGAGTCGTGTATCTGCCGAATTATTACCCTAACGATTATAAAAAAAAATCATCACAGATTCCCAATCGTTATTTAAATCAACGCTATTGGCTAGACGTAGGATGCTTTGGTGCAGTTAGACCTCTTAAAAACCATGTTCTACAAGCAATGGCTGCAATAAAATATTGCAATTATCACGGTAAACAATTAAGGTTTCATATCAATTCAGGTCGCATAGAGGGCAAAGGTGATCCAGTGATGAACAATCTTCGCAGTATGTTTGAACACATGGCCGATCACGGGCACAAATTAGTATTACATGAATGGGCACCCAGAGATGAATTTTTAGAATTGTGCTCGCAAATGGATATAGGATTACAATGCAGTTTGTCAGAAACATTTAACATTGTATGCGCAGATTTAATCAGTCAAGGAGTTCCTATTGTAGGTTCCCCAGAGGTTCCATGGAGTTCAAACTTTTTTAACGCTAAACCAGGAGACAGTGATGAGATTTTCCACGCCATTTCGCGGGCTATTGAATTTTCTAAAATCAACGTATGGATTAATAAGAAAAATCTTACTAACTATACTAAACAGACTCGAAAAATTTGGCTCGAGTATTTTAAATTTAATACATAAAAATACGCACGAAAACATACGAGTTCGTATACGAGTTCGTATACATTTCTGGGACACAGAAGGCTATCGCCATGAAGATTTTTTCTTCGATAATCTAGACACAGCAATTGAATTTGCCAAAAATTCAAGTTACAAACACATTAAAGTTTATAACGAGCACGGCGTAGTGGTTTATGACCCCAGTGATTGTCAGGACACCTACGCATAAGGAATAGTAAAATGAGCGCGGTTGGCACAAATTTGAATAAACAAGAAGATTGGATTAACTCAAAATGGAGACCAGCAATGGGCTGGATGTATCTGGTCGTGTGTACCTTTGACTTTGTCGTTGCACCAATACTGTGGAGCTTGCTGAACACAATCACACACGGCTCTACCGTTCAATGGGATCCACTGACATTACGTGGCGCAGGTCTGTTTCACATATCCATGGGTGCAGTACTTGGACTCGCAGCGTATGGGCGCACACAAGAAAAACTGGCAGGTGCCAACAACGGCGGCTTGAACTTGCCTAATGTGACAAGTACTCCTCCAGGCTTATCAGGTGGATTCACTGCCCCAGAGTCTGCAGAATTTGTAGCGCCAGCCTTGTCGTCTAATGTAAAAAAAGTAATTCCAACTTCGCCAGATCCAGTGTTATAAAGGAAAAATCATGAATAATTTAGCTGTTGCTTTTCTAACTGCACTAATTGTCATCAGTAGCCCTTCATATGCTGCTGATGTACCCAATATCAAGATGGTGTGTCATGATGTTAAAAACAAAAACGGCAAAATAAAACAAACTTGCAAGAAAGTCAGAATCCACAAGAAATTCAAAGGAACCCGAGTTCCTGATAAAAAATCCAAGAAATAATCCTTGACTACATATAATATATGCATTACTATCTCGCATATATTATAATGTGAAAACAATGAGTGACTATTATTCAATACTAGGTGTAGAAAAAACTGCAAGTCCAGAAGAGATCAAGAAATCTTACCGCACTTTAGCGATGCGGCATCATCCTGACCGCAATGGCGGTGATGATACAATGTTCAAAGAAATTCAAACTGCGTATAACACGCTGAGTGATCCTCAGAAAAAAGCTCAGTATGATGCAATTCAAGCAGGCGGAGGTCAAGGCTTTAGATTTACTGTAAACGGTCAAGACATGCCACCTGGATTTGGTGGATTTGGCAACATTAATGATATCTTTCAAAACTTTGGAATGCATTTCCACAATGATCCGTTTGGTAATTTCAGACAGCCTCAACGTAACAAGGATTTACGCATTCATATCAGCGTGCCATTGGCTAATACGTTAGCCGAGCAAATAAAAACTATCAGTGTACAAACTACCAAAGGTCATCGAGAAACAGTAGAAGTTAGGATTCCAGTAGGTATTGCCAATGATACTACTATCAAATATCCCGGCTTAGGTGACAATTTTTTTGATAGTTTGGAACGTGGTGATTTGTATGTACAAGTAATTGTAGAACCTCATCCTGATTTTCAGATTCAGGGTATCGATTTATTACGACAAATAAATGTCGATTGTTTATCTGCCATGACCGGCAGTACAATAACAGTGACCGGATTGGACGGAAAACAATTTAACTTGAGTATACCTGTCGGCACACAATCAGGTGCAGGCTTTAGGTTAAACGAACAAGGTCTGTACGCATTAAACAGCTCGACTAGGGGAAGTTTGATTGCTATAATTAATATCACTATACCAACTGATCTTCTTCCAGAACAATTAGATTTGATTCGGCAGATTAGTGACAGCAGAAAAATCACATAAATAACATGAGAGGCGACTTTGGACAAAGATATGATACAACCAAATCCTGAGATTGAAGTAATTATTGAAAATGCGGCTCAATCAGCAAAGAAGTTCAATCATGAATATGTCACACTCGAACATCTGCTGATAGCATTAATGAGTTACGACCCATTTAAAGATTTAATACACAACTTTGGTTGTGATATTGAAAATCTGTGCCAAGACTTGGAAGATCATTTAACTACACAAACATTTTTGATTAGCAAAAATGCAAATGTAGTCCCCAGAAAAACTCATGCATTAGAACGAGTGTTCAATCGTGCATTCACGCAGGTGTTGTTCAGTGGTCGCAGTCACATGCAACTTATCGATCTGTTTATTAGTTTATACGCTGAAGTCAACTCGCACGCTGCCTATTTTTTACTAAAATATGGGTTAGATCGAAATCAGGTTGTAGAATATTACAACAAGAATTACAAACAGGCACAGGGTCGTGGCACAGCGGGTGCACAACGTGCAGACCAAGTATTAAACGAATATTGCAATAACCTCAATCTTTTAGCACGAGAAGGCCGAATTGATCCAGTAATTGGCAGGGAACATGAACTTGAAGAGATCTGTCAAGTACTGGCCAAGCGCAACAAAAGCAATATTCTGATGGTAGGTGATCCTGGCGTAGGCAAGACTGCTATTGCTGAAGGCCTGGCTCGACGGATTGTTGACTCAGAAGTACCTTCTTATCTACGTGAGTTCACTGTGTATAATCTTGACATCGGCAGTTTGCTCGCTGGCAGCAAGTATCGTGGTGAGTTTGAAGAGAAGCTAAAGGATGTGATTTCAGCATTGTCCGTAAAGGGCAAAACTATTCTGTTTATTGATGAAGCACACCAAATGAAAGGCGCAGGCTCAGGCAGCAACAGCTCAGTTGACTTTGCTAATATGATCAAGCCAGCGCTAAGCAAGAGCAATATCAAGGTGATTGCCAGCACCACCTGGGAAGAATATACTCAGAGTTTTGAAAAAGACCGAGCATTAATGCGTCGTTTCTATCGCATGACAGTGGAAGAACCTTCTCCAGCTGTAGCTAAGGATATTCTGTACGGTCTGCGCAAATATTTTGAAGAGTTTCATGGCGGTCTGATTGATGATAGTGCTATTGAAGCTGCTGTAGATCTAAGTGTGCGCTATCAAACTGACAAGCGTTTGCCAGACAAAGCTATTGACTTGATTGACACAGCAGCAGCTAAAATTAAGCTCAAGCAAGAAAACTGGCAACTAACTCGTACACAAATTGTGGATACTGTGGCCAAGTTCACCAAGATTCCTGCAGATCAAATCGGCTCAGAATCTGCCAAAAGTTTAGAAAATCTCGAAAGTAACATCAAAGGTCGGTTATATGGCCAAGATAACATCGTTGACCAGTTGTTAGAAAAAATCTATGTAAGCAAGGCTGGATTGAAAAGCATCAACAAGCCTATTGGCAGTTTTTTATTCTTGGGGCCAACTGGCACAGGCAAGACTGAAATGGCCAAGCTATTAGCAGAATATCTTGGCATGAAACTCATTCGTTATGACATGGGCGAGTATCAGGAAAAACATGCAGCCAGCAAGTTAATCGGTGCACCACCTGGTTATGTAGGTTACGATGACGGCAATCTCGGCGGTGGTTTGTTGATCAGCGATATCGAAAAACAACCAAACAGTATAATATTATTTGATGAAGTTGAAAAAGCACACCCTGATGTGGTCAATGTGTTACTGAGTTTGATGGACGAAGGTGTGGTTACTAGCAGCAATGGCAAGAAGGCAGATTGTCGTAATACTATTGTGATCCTTACTAGTAATCTTGGTGCTGCTGACAACGAACGCAATACTATTGGTTTTAGCACTGCTCTTCAGAAAACAGGTGAAGATGATAAAGCCATGACTGAATTTTTCAAGCCAGAATTCCGCAATCGTTTGGACGCAGTGTGCAAATTTGGAAAACTAGACAAGCTGAGCATGAAAAAAATTGTAGCCAAGTTTATCAATGAAATAAACGATTTGCTGGCAGAAAAGCTGATTCGAGTTAGACTCACAGAAGCAGCAGTCGAACGACTGGCTGAAGTAGGATATGATCCTAAAATGGGTGCTCGTCCAGTAGCTCGAAAAGTCAATGACTTGATCAAGGTACCACTCAGTAAGAAAGTGCTGTTTGAAACTATTCCTACTAACAGCATGATCGTGGTAGATTATGCCAATGAAGAGTTTACGTTTACTACACAATCAACCGTGACATGTTCACCTAAGATAGATGAAAATGGATACGTTGTATTGGTCTAATATAAATTCAAAAATAGCGTATAGCTCTACAGTCAAGATATTTTTTAAGAAATATCCTTGGCGTTTGAAAATTTATGCCATAGGCGGCAGATGCATTGCGCGTGAATGCGATATAACTCACTCGTTGAGATTACGATTGGAAGTTCCATCTTATAATTTTTATTTCTCAGGATATGCTGGTGCTAAAAAAGATAGAAAGTTGCTAGCTAAGGCTAGTGTACCATTGTTAGAGTCGTTGAAGCTCATCAAGGAGCAGTTTTGCGATATGATAAAAATGACTATCGCAGAACCATATGTGATCTTGTACGCCGAAGAACAAAGTGATTTACAAGCTGTAGTAAATACTTTGCCATATTCATCACACTCGTGTATCCATGAAATTTCAGGTCCAGCAGCTGGCACAGAAGATTTGCTGGGTTCTCAGGCAATTATCACAAAACGAGTCACAGAATATCGTTATAAAATTTGTTTGAGATCTGGCAAATGTTCAAACGATGAAAAAAAGCAAATACTAAATTATCTTACCAACTTGGAAGATCAAATTTTACTGCGAAGATATTCACGGAATATGTTGGCATCTGATTGGGAAAGACTTGAGAGTGGCATATTTTTTTACGCCAAAGATTGTTCCATAACGACATTTTTAGAGTTGATCTCTCCTGGCATAATTTTAAATATTCATGAGCTGGTACAAGCAAACTAAATATCTGTATATTTCTTCAAGGAGTAGCAATGGCTAAGGTTCAATCAGAATCAATCGTTATCAAGCTGAGTAGATTAGTTCGAGACTCAGACAAAGAAGCACCCAGTGCAGTCACACAGGAACTGCTTTCAGCACTAGAACAAGTTGTTCAAGAACTTGTAAGCGACAACATAATTGTCGAAGCAGAATTATCATAATCAAATCAATCAAAAGAGAGTAATCAATGAGTATCAAAAAACCAACATCCGGAAATAAAGTAAGTCAACAAGATGCTGTAGCAATGATCAAGGCAGCAGCAGCTAAACAGGCACAACAAGCTCAGCAACCACAACAGCCCCAGCCACAAGGCACACCATTTGATTTCAGCAAAATACATCTACACATAGGGATTCCTTGCTACGGCGGCATGGTCAGTGAACCTACTATGACTAGTTTTTTACGATTTGTATTAATGGCTCAGCAGGTAGGCTTGAATTGGAGTCTAGACACCATGGTAAACGAAAGTCTGGTAACTCGGGCTCGAAACAATCTGATGGCTAAAATGATGTGCAACAAAGCTGCCACGCATTTTATGTTTATCGATGCTGATATTCGATTCCAGCCAGAATCTATTCTGCAGATGATTGCATGCGATAAAGATGTGATCGGAGGTCTGTATCCCAAGAAGGCTCTGCCAGTAAGCTATGTTATCAATCTCAAGCCTGAAACCAAGATTCAAGGCGATATCTTTACAGTTGATACCATGGGCACAGGATTTTTAATGTTCAAGCGTGCAGTTTATGAGCGTATGATCGGTGCATTTGCTAATACCAAGTATGTTGACGACGTTGGTCTCGGCAAGCAATATGAACCAACCATGTATGCAATCTTTGATGTTGAAATTGACGAGCGCGGTCACTATCTCAGCGAAGATTGGTTATTCTGCCGTCGTTGGCAGAGCTTGGGCGGCGAGATCTGGGCGCACAGCAAGGTTCTGCTAAATCATGTAGGTCACTATGAATTTGCTGGCGATCTAAGCAAGATTGATATTGCTGGTCAAGCTCGGGCTCGTCAAGAAGGTTCTGCTGGTGAACTACCCACGAATGCTCCTGATGCATTGCGTGATGCAATCAATATGGCGCAAAATCCTCCAGGTCAATCTAACCCCGTACCTGCAGTTTAGTCGCAAAGTAGCGCATGTACACAAGAAAGGCTGCTTGTCAGCCTTTCTTTATGGGCAAAACTTGACCCGTATATAAGTGATTTCTAGATAAATACACTATATATGGATAAATCTTATGTTTATTACTGAACTATTTGAATCATCTGATGTACCGCAAAAACTAGTAGTAATACTGCCAGGCGGGTATCATCCTTTTCATCCTGGTCATTTAAGTCTTTACAATGCTGCCAAACAAAAGTTTCCCAATGCTGATATCTATCTAGCATCAACAGATGATCGCAAAGAGCGTCCATTTCCATTTGAAATGAAGAGACAACTGGCCCAATTAGCAGGAATTCCAGCAGATCGCTTTGTGCAGGTAAAGAGCCCATTTCAAGCTAAAGAAATCGTTGACAATTATGATCCCAATAGTACTACTGTTGTGTTTGTTCGCAGTGAAAAAGATCGAGATGAACAACCAAAACCAGGTGGAGTTAAAAAAGATGGCAGTGCTTCGTATCTGCAGCCATACAATGATAAACTTCAGCCTTCTGCTAAACATGCTTATATCGACTATCTACCGACCGTACAATTTAAAGCAGGCAAATCAGGCATAACCAGCGCTAGTCAAATTCGCGAAATGTGGCCCAATATGAGTCCTGATGACAAAGCAGGACTTTTGACTGATCTTTATCCAGTATTAAACAAAAAACCTGCATTGATAAGCAAGTTATCTGCTCGTTTAGATAGTATCCTGGGAGGACTCACTGAAGAAGCAGCTGGCGTAGGACAAATCGCCACAAGCAGACAGAAAAATGATCCACGTTACAGCATGAGTTTGACGCGAGATGTTCGCCCAGGAACTCTGAGAAAACAACTCAACAAGTTCCATCTAGAAAGTGCTGATGATCTAGATGAAATGGCAGTCAAGAGTTATGACCTGATCGGTGATTTTGACAAGCCAGGCCCATTCCGTGGTGCAAACAAAAAACTAGTTGCTCATCCAGTCAGCAAACTTAAAACTATAAAGTTCTTTGAAAAGACACCTCATGACTTTAGATTGTTCTTTGCCAATGTATCAGGCACAGGCAAGCATAGTGAAATAGGTGCAGTTTCTGAACAAAAGCTGCGTAAAATATTTCCAAAACAAGCAGATCAAATACTAGCAGATCACGAAGATGCAATAACCGTGGTCTTTGTAGGCAATACGGGCGCAGATCCTGTGGTCATGACACCCTGGATTATGGCACACCGCATAGGACATGCTTGCAGGGCAACAACTTCAGTTTATTCTAGTTTACAAGAAGCAGGACAATCATGGCGAGAAGCTGAAAATCATTTTTTTAAGAACATAAACCAAATATTGTCAACAGATTATAAACAGCAAATTACACCAGGTTCAGATGGAAAACATTTTAGATTAGAAAAATACACTGAATATGCTGCATTGTTCAATGCGATTGGCACACAACGCAGCAGTCGTATGAATCAGATTCGCAGACCATATGAGTTTATGTATGAAATGTTTGCCCAGTACATCAAAACAGGCCATGTAACGCTGAATCCATTGCCAGATGTAATTTACTATGGCAAAAAAGCATGGGGAAAGCCAACCAAAGGCATGAGATTTAATCCAGAATCAGCTGAGTATAGTTCAAGACTCACAGAAACATTAGCACGAGATATGGATTATTATTTCAATGAGGTGTTGGTTGACATGGTTGGCAAAGTGTTAGTGATGTAATCAATAAATATATAAACAGTTATCAGGAATCATTATATGAGCAAGAAAAAAACTATCGTAGAATACAGAGGCATCGGAGAAGATGCAGAACGCATGCATCGCGATCACGAAGTTCAAATGGCGCGTGGTGACTGCTATAGTGCAGCAAAATATGCCGTCGAACTTCACAAGATGCTGGAACAAGTCAGCGAATTTGAAGGATTGGATGGCTGGGTACAAGAAAAGCTCACACTAGCCTGTGATTATCTGCGCACAGTTCACGAATACATGGAACATAATATGAATCATGCCCACGAAGAACCGGAGCACGAAATATTTGAACTGGCTGAAGCTGAACAAAGATTCAATGATTTACTAGAAGAAAAAGATCCAGTTTGGAATAAAGGCACACCGATGCCCAAAGATTATACTTGCGGTTGCGGTATACATGTCCATCCAAGCGTTCGCAAACCTGGTGCTATACACATACCAGATTGTCCATATGCTAAGAAACAAGATGTGTCGGAAGGCTCGAAAAAAATACCAGCAAGCAATAAACCTGTAGATCCAAAAGATCTATACGTATCGCTAGATGATGTGCCGCCGAAGAAGCCTCGTGGCTACAAGCAATATGACCCAAGATCAGATTTTCCTTTTGACCCTTTTCTTAAGAAAGATGTCACAGAAGACCATGCAGATCAACAACGCAAGATCATTAAAAAGAATGGCAAACCAGTTGGAGAAATAGGTATCGATTCTGAATCAAGCCCGGGCGTCGGCCAATGGTACATGAAATGCTATTCTCTTGGTATAGACAATTCCGGCTACGATTCGAGGGAAGAAGCACTTGCTGAATTAAAATATTGTTTAAAGCAAGATGTGACCGAAGGGTCAGAAGAACGCACACAAAATCGTTTACGGCAGATGATTACTGATTATGAGCAGCGTGCTAAAAAAACCAAGAATGAAATCAAAAAGCAACATTACATGAGAATGGCAGACGATCTGCGTCTGAAATTAAAAACTCGCGATGATCAAGACGATCTCGATGAAGGAGTTATACCAATGCATCTTGCGCCATTGGCAGCAAAGGGAGCGGCAACTGCTTACGACCAAGGACTTGATTATTTAAACCTTGGCACAGTGGCTGCTGGCGCTTTGGCATTGGGAGCTAATTATGCCTGGAATAAAGAATACGGTAAATCATATCGATCAATTTCAGACAGACTGTCGGACCTTCGTCGTAAAAAAAGAATGTTACAACATGACATTGAACATGCGAGAACTAAACGAGACAAAGAAATTGCACAAGCTGAATTAGATAATCTTTCTTATTTAAAAGCATTGTCTAGAAATGATGAATCCGTGTTCAACGAAACCATGAGTGGTGCAATCGCCAGCAGCATGGGTCAAATGAATCGCCCAAAGAACAAGGTTGGCACATTATTTGGCGGATCTTTTGGACAAAACGATAATCCTTTTAAAGATGCACTAGGCAAGAAGCCCAAAAACAAGGTTATTCGACGCAAATGAGTGACATGCGCAGATTATTAGAAGCTGTAAGCAAGTATCGGTTCGCTAACCCTGTTCAAAAACCAGGAGATCAAGTTCGCGGCACCGAAAAAGCCAAACCTAATAAAAGCGGAAAACATCCATTTCAAGGACGTTTAGTGGGCGGTTGCGAAGAAAGTTTGCTAAAAGAACTCGAACAAGAACTGCAAAAACCAAAGTTAAAATCTGCTCGCAGTTTAATGCAAGAATATCGTGATTTTTTAAATGAATATGGTGGGGTAGGTGGCTATGGATCAGCTCCACAAAGTCCTCAAGGCACCACAGGATCACAAAATGATCCCAAGCAACAACAAGCACAGAAAGATCTAAAGACCATGACTAAAACTTTACAAGCAGTAAAGCCTGCTGTTGCTAGTCAAGGTGGCACAGATCTCAATGCACAAAAAGCAGTTGGTGCATTGACCAAAGTAGACGCAAATCCATCAACCAAGCTAGGTGCAGCAGAAGCTGGTCAGATGGCACAGTTTGCTGGCCCATTGGCTAATATACTTAAAAATCCCGGCACTGCTGGTCAGTTCAAACAGCTTATGAACAAAGCCGGCACAATGAATCAAGCACAACAGCAACAATTAGCCAGGCAAACACAGGCACAAAAACCTGGCACAAACCCAAGCGTGCAGCAACAGCAATCACAAAGAACTGCAGGACAGAAATAATGAATATAAATGAACTTTTTTCAGATGACATGGCAGACGCAGGCAAGCGTTTGTGGGAACGCCGTCGCAGGAAGATAACTGAAAGTGCAGCAGATGATATAACTAAAGCGTTTGCCATGATGTATGATCCTGTTATTAGTAATCTACATCGAGTAGCAGTATTGGCAATGCAAGGAAGACAAAATGAAGCAACTGCACAACTACGAACAGTAATCAAGTCAGCTAGTCCTGATATTCAAAAGAAAATCACAGATGCTGTGAACAATATTAAACCTGTTATGGTCAACGGCAGAATAGCTGATACCAGCACATTGGAGAAAAGCAAGCAGCACCAGGAGTGGATTCAAAAAACATTTATTCCATGGGTTCAGTCTACAATGAACAAAGGCGTGACAGAAAATAAACTAGATGAATCAAAATGCCCACACTGCGGCGGCGAGATGATTAGCGAAGATCGCATAGACGAAAAAAAAGATGCTTGCTATTATAAAGTCAAGAGTCGGTACAAGGTTTGGCCAAGTGCTTATGCTTCGGGTGCGTTGGTAAAGTGTCGCAAAAAGGGTGCCAAGAATTGGGGAAACAAGTCTGAAAGCATCGACGAAGATGAACAACTTGACGAAGATTTAAAAAAGTGGTTCAAAGAAAAATGGGTTCGATTTGGGCCTGATGGCAAGATAAAAGGTGATTGTGCCCGAGGCAAAGACAGTGAAGGAAAACCAAAATGTTTGCCGCAGAGCAAAGCTCATGCGCTAGGCAAGAAAGGTCGTGCCAGTGCTGCTCGTCGCAAGCGTAAACAAGATCCCAATCCGGAGCGTCGTGGCAAAGCTATTAATGTTGCTACTAAGAAAAAAGTAAATGAAAGTTCACCTCCTGAGATGTCTACCGAAGACATGATTGTCTATATAAGACAACTTCATAATGATGAAAACCTACATCAAGACTATCTCGATTATATAAACACTTTCAGCAAATTCGAGTTGAAGGATATGCCTGTGAACTCAATCAAAAGAACAGAGTTACCTGGATTAAGTCGAGAAAAAGTAGAGAAATATAAAACCATGGACTTTAGCAAAGCGCCTCCTATTGTAATGGGCGACGACTATATCATAGATGGCTATCACAGAGCCAATGTAGCAAAAGCATTAGGAATCCCTACTATTAAAGCCTATGTTGGTCTCGGCTCACAACAAGATACTAACGAAAGTGTCATGAGCGACATGGACATTGACATGCAGGATATAACATGGGATCAAATAGTTGGCGCTGTGACAATAGCAGTGAGAATTGGCGAAGATGCAGACAAATTTATTCGTGATTGGGCTGACCAAGAATCAATCGATATGCAACGCATAGAACAAGAACTACAAGAACGCGGATTTGAAAATATTGACGTTTTGCAAGATCATATCGAACAACACGGCGGTCGTTATGTACCGCCTGATTTTGATCTCAGCGAAACTATTCGCAAGATTGGTGATAACAAATATCGCCTTTACAGTGGCAAAGGCAAGAATCTAGGCACATTTGACAGCAGAGCCGGTGCTGAAAAACATGAACGTGAAGTACAATATTTCAAACACGCCAACGAAAGCCAAATAACAGATCAAGAAATAGCAGCATATCTACGCGAAATGCGTGATGCAGGATACGGAGTATAACATGGAAGAACTAATCAAAGCAGCAAAAATCGCATTCGCCAGTCAGTTTACATTTTACTTGAAAGCTCATGAATTTCATTGGAATGTAGAAGGCATACACTTTCAAGAACTACACAGTTTGTTTGGCACAATTTATCAAGAAGTACTGGACAGTGTTGACGAGTTTGCAGAAAAGATTCGCTCACTAGATGCTTACGCTCCTGGTTCAAACAGCCGTTTCAATATGCTGAGTCGCATTGAGGATCAAGTATATGAAGTGCCAGCAAAAGAAATGATTGAAATTCTGCTAGCAGATGCAGAAAAAATGTCTAAAGTATTAAAGATGGTCTATGATATCGCTGAACGCGAGGGTGAACACGGATTCAGTAATTTCCTGGCTGAAAGAATGGATTCATTTAAAAAGCATGCTTGGCAGTTGCGCGCTACTCTGAAAGACTAAAATGCGTGCCAGTCATTTCAGTTACACCCAACAGGATTTTACATACTACGACCGAGTTCTGAAAAAACTTTGTAAAATGATTGAACGCGGCCAGGATAAAGATCCTGATCATTACGGCATGGTAGCTGCTTGTTTAATCGACCCCGAGGGGCAAGAGGTTTATGCCATCAATCATGTACGCAGCAAGCGTCGAGTGCACGCTGAGCGTGCTGCTGTACAAAGATATCAAACCAAACACGGGAATGTGCCGCCAGGTTCAGTCATGATCACCACACTCAGTCCATGCAGCAAACACATGCCTGACAGATTAGGTGCTAGTTGCACAGATTTAATGCACGAAGTAGGCATTGCTCAGGTATATTGCGGCTATTCTGATCCAACACAAGATGACAGTGATGATTATGCTGAACGACATTTTGAAGTAAACGAAACTGCTGATGAAAAACTTCGCGAATTATGCAAGAGAATTGCTGATACTTTTCTCAAATAATCAAGTATAAGTAATACAAAGGAACTGTCAGCAATGAAAATTTTTGAAATCATATCTGAAGAAAGTGAATCATCAGATAAACCAGTCGTGTTTCCGTCCGGAAATAAAATCACCACCGGAGTGTTTGCAAAAAATCTAGCACAGTATTTTCACGGATTAAATGCGTGGACGAACCGCAGCTTTCATCGCACTAAGTGGACAATGAGCAGAGGCGGCGCATACTATGATCCAGAGTGGAATGTTCAATTCGACAATCTAGACGATAGAGATGATGCGTGGCAAGACATTAAACAACGAGCACAACTAGTTCACACCAAAGATCCATATAATAGAGAATCTGTTAAAACATACGCTAAGGTCGGCAAGTTTTTGTTAGCGCCATATTCTAACCGTCATGGACCTAGTATCAGTGTCAGCACGACCAGTATTCTTCGCAACATGATTGCACCTCAGGTAGATATCACTGACCAACAAGCAGCAGCGATCCATGATATTATCAGTAGCAAAACTAAAAACGCAATAGAACGTATTAAAGATATTATAACATGGGCTAACTCTGAACAAGAAGTCAAAAAGATTCTAGACAATAGCAACAAACTAACTCCCAAAGATAAGTCTATTATTGATGACATTATTGCTGGTGCAAAAAACTTTCGAGAACCAAATTGAGAAATACAGCATATGAACGAACACAAGATAGATAATTACAAAGGCTTAGGTGCTGTGCCCTTTAATCAAGATATTGATTATTTTGGGCTTAGAGTTAAAATGCTGCCCAGTGTATTTCTTAAGTTGGCTGCGCCACTGGAAACTGAACCCAGCAAAGAACTAGAGCAGCATATTGCTGATGGCGGTGCTATCGGTGCTCCTTTTTTAAGTATCAACATACCTGCCGCATGGGACGATGGCGATTTTTCTAGTCCGGCTACTGTTAGAAATCATGATGGTCGTAATCGCATGACTATTATCCAGAAGTTAGAGGGAGATGTGCCTGTTGAAGTTCACATATTTCCCAACGGTGGATATCGAGCAAGAGATCTGACTCAAGATTTTGTAAAAAATATCAACAACGGTCTTATCGCTGAAAAATCAACAAAATACGTTAGAGGACCATTGTTTAAAATAGAAAAAATCCAGGAAGCATTAAAGCCAATGGTTCAGTTAAGTACTGATCCTGAATATTTTGGTGCAACTGTAACTAATCATCGAGAAAAGAATATTCCCTTACGCATGCTGCCAGTAGACCTCATTAATGTATTTGAACCAGAAGACAAAATGAAGTCATTAAGCAGTCGCATGAACGTAAGTAGATTAAAAAAGTTTATACAAAGCGGCGGCAAAATACCCCCAATTTTAGTAAGAAAACAGGGCACAGGCTATCAAGTGGTTGATGGGCATCATCGACTACACGCTTATAAAAAACTTGGTATAAAAACTATTCCGTGTCGCATTGTTCCAGATAAGCAAATAGATATAGTAGAAAATGACGCTGAACATGCAGCCGAACTTGGTCGCACAGGATTTTGGGGCAAGCAAGGCGCTGGTTGTATCATTATGGCTAAAGACACTGGCAGGATTTGTTTGCCGTACAGATCTGCGCATGTTCAAGAACCTAATACTTGGGGAACATGGGGTGGTGCAATTGACGGCAATGAAGATCCGGCTGTAGCAGCCAAACGTGAAGTGCAAGAAGAGGCTGGTTATGATGGTCCAGTGAAAATGGTGCCATTATTATTGTTCCAGCATAGCTCAGGTTTTCGCTATTTCAACTTTTTGGCATTAGTAGAACGTGAGTTTACTCCGCAGTTAAATTGGGAAACTCAAACATTTGATTGGGTACAGTTTGGTGAATGGCCTGCGCCGTTACACCCAGGATTAAAATCATTGTTAAATGATTCGGCTAGCATACAAACTATCAAAGAATATGCTGATCAAGCAGAAGGCATCCACGAAGATTTTCAAGATTTGCCTGTAAGAAAATTAGTTATCTTTGACATTGACGACACATTAGTTCACACAGACACCAAGGTTCATGTGATACATAACGGCAAAACTGTCGCTCATTTGAACAGTCACGAGTTTACGCATTATAAATTAAAATCAGGTGAGCATTTTGATTTTGGTAGATTCCGAGACGCGCAAGAGTTCTTTGAAAAGTCTCGACCAAATTTACCTATGATAAAACAACTCAAGCAAGATATTGCCACTGGCAACAAAGTAGTGATGGTCACTGCGCGTGAAGATTTCAATGATCGCGAAATATTTCTGAATACCTTCCGTCGATTTGGCATTGATATGAGCAAGGTGCATGTGTATCGCGCGGGCAATATCAAGGATAAAATTCAAACAGAAGAAAAGAAAAAGATCATTATTCGTAAATTGCTAAATCAACAAGATTATTCAAAAGCAATCATGTATGATGATGCTGTGCCAAATCTAGATGCATTCATCAGCTTGAAAAAAGAGTATCCTGATACTAGATTCTATGCTTGGCATGTGAGTCTAGATGGTGAAGCGCATGAATATCAACGCACTGATGAAAATCTCACAGAAGCAGCCACATCAGTGCTGTTTCACTATACCAGTGTGTGGGCTGCTGAACAAATACTCAAAGATCAAGAATTTGAACTATCTTCATCGACTGGCACTGGAGTCGAAGCTGGTTTAGCACCCAAAGGCCGCCCATTCTTTTTGAGCACCACCAGAAGCAAGGTAGGCGATTATCATCGTTATACACCGTATTCTGCTGCTATGTTTGTGCTAGATGGAGATTGGCTTAACACACACGGTGTCAAAACTAAACCAGTTGATTATTGGGACCGTATGTGGCTACAGTCGTCATCAGGACGAACCAGTGAAAGTGAAGATCGAATCTTTTCTCGAACCAATACTTTGCCGTTAACCATGGTTCGCGAACTGCATTTATTCATTAAGCCAGATGATAAAAGTGCAGATGAACGACATCGTGTAAGAGTAAGACATTGTTTGATATTAGCCAAACAACAAAATATACCAGTGTTTTTATATACTACTAGCCAAGCCTGGTTGTTACAAGATAAACGCCGAGCTGTTAACCCGTCAGAAATAAAATCAGCACTGTCAGGTTCAATAGAACCTACCAAGACTTGGCGAAAATCAAGGTACGATCATCTTGGTCAATGGTTAGAACTCATGCACCAAGATCAAAAATCAAGGCTTAGTGCTGGCGCCGAAACACTGCGTTATAGCCTGATTTATCATAGTCAGTATAGTGATGCGCACAAAGGCTTAGAAAATGATATGCATAACTCTCGTAAGCCAGCCAGTAGCGAATACCCAGAAGTGGTCAAGATCAACAAGTTCATGATGAAACACAAGATTTCTTCAGTCAAAGAACTTTATCATTATTTGAAAGATAAATGGATGGCAATTGATGCCAAAAATAGATCAGCTCGACTAGATGAAATCAAGCTGTCAGGAAAAAGTTCTAAAAACACTGATGCTTTTATGGATGAATACTATGAGCAAACCAACTCTCATCCTTTTTCTAGTAAAGAAAGAATTTACAATGATGAGGTTTCTATTGAACTCAGTCCATATGGATCCAACATACATTTAGCTGATATACGTTCGTTAAATCCTCGATCAGGTGCTGGCACACGCGGGCTAAAGTTTATAATAGGCTTAGCCAACAAGCATGGTGTTGGCATTGAAGGTTTAGCCAAAGCATATCATACTGAAAAAAAGAAATACATAGCTAGCAGCAAAAGACTTAGACAATGGTATCTAAAACATGGGTTCAGAGATACACCCGGCACTTATGGTGATAATGATCAAGGCTATGATATTGAATATGTTCCAGAAAATTTTGATGAACAAAATGAATCATCAGAAGGCTATTCTAATTTTACTTTTCAGACCAAAAGAAAGAGATTAAATGTACCAGAATTAATTAAAGCAGGTGCATTATTTGTCACATATCCGCATGGTGAACAAGGCTGGGAAACAGACGATCAAGAAGATTGGTCTTATAGTTTAATTTCACTATTCAATGTCATGCACGGTGGTTGGACCAGCGAAGCAAAGAAATATCTTAAACCTGCAAGTTATAAAAAAGCTGAACAACAAATAAATTCTAGTGCTCCTAATTTAGGTTCTGAAAAACTTGTATACGACGGAAAGTATAATCAAATCCTTTGGAGTATTAAAAAGTTAGGTATTTCAGACAATGTAGCATTTTTAGATAACGACAAGCAGGGCGGACGTAAAGGACAATTAGCCCATTGGATGGCAAATATGAAAAGCGGAAAAAGAAAAGCTAATGAAGATTTTGATGAACAAAATGAATCATTGCCTTCTGTGGATACTGCTAAATCAGCAATGCCAAGAATACTTGAAAAAGTTCAAAGAGTATACGATGATTGGGATGAATCAGATCGTGATACATATGCAGGTGGTGGCATATGTCACTTATTAGCAGATGAAATTTGTGATGTGTTAGGTTCAATGGGAATTGAATGTGCTACTGTAAGTTGCTCCATGGAACAACATGTATACGTTGCTGCAAAATTTGAAGAAGGTGTTTACAGTATCGATATACCATATCATATATACGAGACCGGCGGTGGATTTAGCTGGCAAAAAATACCAGATATTAAGTTTGAACCAAATGACGTAGAATTTTACCGGGTATCTGGGGATCCTGATGAATTTGAAAATTATATTGGGGTTTATGAAAGTTTAGAAGAAGACTGGAGAAAGACAGCACTGGGTGTTGCTGCTAGTGCAGCTATTGCTGCTGGCATGACTAAACTACCAGCACCAGATATACACAAAGCACCGACTGAAAGACCAGCTGTTACGCAGCAAGTGCAACCAGCAGCGGCACAAAACATTGCACAACAAAAAGCAATTAAAAAACATAAGCCGCAAATAAAACTTCAAACTCAACACGAGTCTGAAAAAATATTGTATTCTATTGCCGTAAACGAAGGGTTAAGAGGAGAAGAATTAGCACAGTTTCTAGCCCAGTGCAAGCATGAAACAGCTAATTTTCAAAAGATGCATGAAATAGGTGCAATAAAGAAATTAGCTGCTTCTTATGCTAAAAAAACAAGTTTGGGTAATAAAAATAGAAAAGATGCTGCTAAATTTATAGGACGCGGGCCATTGCAAATAACAGGCAGAGAAAATTATCAGAACGCCAGTCAGTATCTTTTCAATAAATTTGAAAATGAAGATCCTGAATTTTTAGAAGCATTGCCGGGCGGGGATCACCCAGATTTTTTATTGCGTCATCCTACATTAATGGCTGATCCCATGATCGGCGGATATGCAGCAATTTATTACTGGAAAAGCAGAGTTAGACCAAATGTAAGTGATTTTAGTGACACACCTCAGGTTACCAAACAAATCAATCCAGCTCTGCGAGGAGTAGATAGTAGACAAGCAAATTACCAAGCATACACTGGAAATAAAGGTTAATATTATGAAGATAAGTCAAATAATCAGTGAAGCAGAACCAGCTACAGAGATAATCAAAGAAACAGCAGTCAAACCATACGAAATTCAAGTTCGAGACTGGTCTAGTGACGAAGCTGTAAAAATATTAAAAAACAACTGCAAAGATTCATTAAAACTGGTTAAGAGCAGAGACACATTGTTTCGGGGCACGACCGACCGAGGTGCGTTTTTGGTTATAGATCCCAGCACTGGTGTTAGAAAAAGTACTAATACTAAAAATTACTATACTATATTGATGGATAACAGTCCTTATTTTCGTGAATATCCAGCACGTAGTAAAAGTTTAATTTGTACGACTGATGAATTTTATGCTAGAGATTATGGAACTATGTATGCATTGGTACCGTTCGATGGGCAAAAAATTGGCATCTGTCCGTATAGTGATATTTGGTTCACCACGATAAGAAATCTTCCCCTGGCGGGAGGAGAAGTTTATTCTTTTGAAAACATCGAACTGTATTTTAGACGACATTTTAAACTCAGTGAAAAAGACGTATCAGAAAGAAAAATACCAGACACATTACGATCTCTATGTGTAGATAAGGGTTTTAATCCGGATCAATTTTATGACATAATAGATCAACGAATGTCACCAGAACACACAGGATTCAACTTGTTTTCAACTGCTGCATTTGCAGCTAACCGTGAGTTATTAGATCGTAGAGAATGTTGGGTAGGCGGAAAAGTGTTATTAATCCGACGTGATATGCTGAATGAAGTGATCAAAAAGATATGATGATTCATAGCTGTTTCATATGTTTTACACAAAAAAGTTAAATAGGCATAAAATAAAATGAAAATAAACGAAATACTCAACGAAGAAACTAGCCAAGTAAATGAAAAATGGAGCAAAAAATACAAACGTAGTATTGATTGCAGTCATCCAAAAGGTTTCAGCCAAAAAGCTCATTGTGCTGGTCGAAAGAAGCACAAAGAATCTCGTGAAATATATCCAGAAAGTTTATATGAATTTGCGGTAGATGGCGATGGCAACAATGACAAAAATGGTAGATGGTATACAGACGTTCAGCTAGCCGGTATCATTGGCGAGGATTGGAATGACTTTGATGTAGGGCAAGTAATGAACTGGAATCAGCAATCTAAAGAGTGGTTGATACGCGAAGTTCAACTGTTTTTAGACGATCTTGGATATAACGTAATTGTCAGCGATGTCAGAGATAACTATGAACAAGGATATCAATATTTAGATTGGTACATAGAAGGCAATTTTTATAATCCTCGCTTTTCCAACAAAGATATTTCAGAAGGCTTTAACAGCAAGCAAGAAGTAATCGCTCATTTTATTAAGCAGGGTAAAAGTGCTGCTGCAGGTGCTGCAGCATGGGAACGTGGTTGGCGAGGCGCTACCAAGAAAAAAGAAGTCAAGCCATTTGATCCTGAAAAGAATAAAAATGTTCGCTTACCTTACATTGATGAAGCTGCATCAAATTTAACAAAAGAAGATGATCGTCTTTTGTCGATCTTTATACGTGATTTGTTTAAAAATTGCAGTGATATGATGTCAATATTTAAGAAAGATACCAGATTAAATTTGTATCGAGGTAGCAAACGCAGCACACCAAATTTTTCACTTACAAGATATGATATCGGTAACCGTCAGAAAAAAATTGAGCAGGGAAATACAGATACCCCAGAGCTACTTAATCAAAGAATGAATCTTCATCACAGTGCAGACAGTGGTGTGCCTTTTAGATACGGCATGTTTTGCACCGGCGACGCGCTGGACGCTACTGAATATGGAAAATTGAGTGTGATTTTTCCAATGAATGGATTTAAGTTTTGTTATAGTCCAAAAATCAGAGATTTATACGGTAAAATACCAGCTTATATAGAGACTATGGTTAGAAACAACAATGACCTGGATACAGCTTTTGAATTTATCGACGATTTATATAACAAAGCAGATTATGAATACGGTTCTAGCAAAAACTCCGGTCTTTTATCTGAAGCAATTTTATCACACAATGAAATCATGATTTATCCACCAAACAACGAAAGTAGTTTATATTATTATCTTGTTGATTACACTGTTTATCGTGATAAAGTGTTGCCTTTGATATTTGAAAAACTTAATTTAGTTTATTGAAATGAGATATCAAGAATTCATCATTGAGGCTGGCGTACAAGCCTATCAGCACAAAGATTTATCACAAGATCAGGCTGTGGAAATTTTAAAAACCAAGTGCAGTGATTTTTTACCGCTGGTTCAACAAAAAGGTGAAAAAACATTGTATCGTGGCATGACTGATTTTGGGGATTACAGAATTGTATATCCAAGTTCCGGATCAAGAATCAGTCAAAACACTACCAACCATTATACTGTTCTGCTGGATAATAGTCCATATATGAAAGAGTATCCTCGTCGCAGTAAAAGCCTAATTTGCTCGGTCGGCTTTGATTACGCCCAAGGATTTGCTGATCCTATCGGGAAAAAAAGTTCTGGTGATACTTATGCCGTTATTCCATTTAATGGCAGCAAGATTGGAATTTGTCCACAAAATGATATATGGCGAACGCCAATTACTGTTGACCCCAATCTTCATTTTTATGGTTATACCAGCATGCAGGCATTCAATAATTGGCTCGACGATTATTTGAATTTAAGTGCTGAAGATGTTGCACAAGAAGTTATAACACCTGAGGCAAAAAACTACTGTGAAAAGTTTAGATTAAATCCAAATAAATTTTACCAGTACTTGTATGAAGCTTTGTCTCCGCAGCGAGCCCATTGGGAACTACTAAGCACGAGCGAATTTGCTGCAACCCGTCAATATTATTCAGACAATGAATGTTGGGTTGGCGACCCTTGTTTGCTGATACGTTTCACCAGTATGTCGGCAATAAAAGATCTTTTGGCGGATAAATAAAAGATTATGAGCGATATAAGACGACATATACAATTAATTGAAAGCACACTTGTTGAATACAGCAAGCCTATGGAGTTTTTTTCCAAATCACCTAAGGCAATCGAGATTATACAACATCTGCATAAAAATAATGTTATACTGCATGACGCAGATTTCACACAATACGATATTAAATCAAGTATTCCAATCAATTCATTGCTTTTAATTGAATTTGAAAAAGGTGTCGCTGTCATAGCGTGCCGCTATGACAAGGCAGATACAGTCTATCATGTATGGTATACCAATCCCCGCAGTGATGCAGAAACCATAATTAAAACAACATCAGTCTCTAATTTTGATAAGTTGCTGGAAGAATTATTTATTTTGGTAAACACAACCAATAACCCCAGATGGGAGTACAGTTGGAGTGATCATGGGCAAATTGTCAATTTTTCGCTACCAAATGATCCCACACGTAAAATTTATGCTACTCTTGATTATAGAACTAACAAAGGTGAACTATTATTCCCTGTGGACGATATAGATGACATAGTTTTTTTTAAAACAACAGGTAAAAAGAATTTTCTAGATCGCTTAAAACATACCTTGGGCGACATCAAAAAGAAAGACGTATATATTGCAGCGCAGTATTCTGCTTCCTTTGATAAACTCAAAGCTAGAAAGAATGCCAAAAAAGACAATACATCTGAAAACGTTTCTTTTTCTTGGTTGTTGAATCGATTTAAACCAATTTGGCGGCGAACTTTAGAATCTGCAAAAGGTGAGCTTAAAAATTCCATCAACATCATGGTAAAAAACGATGCATATCGCAACGTTAGTAACAAAATTCTCAAACTAAGTGATATAAATGATTTGATAGAATATTTAGACTCCGAAACTGATGCAGAAAAAGTTGGCAATAGCTTAAATAAGATGATTAAATACGCTGTGTTATTGGCTACCTACCATCATTATCCTGACTCACGAGATCCCAACGTGGAATTTTCGCAAATTGTTTACGACAAACATAATTGGCGTGAGTTAACTCAGGGAATTAACCATGACTACGTTGATCGACTTTTTTCAGACATACGAAAAGGCGATATGCAAAAACTTTCCACTGTTTTATATTTTTTCAAACAGTCAGCATTAATGACAGCTTAGGAATCTGCGCTTATGAAAGCATATGAATTTTTGTTTGAATCTAGAATAGTTGATCAACTATTATCCCAAAATACAGATGACAAAGATCCTAAACTAAAAGCTTTTGAAATAGCATTTCGTAACGATACATCGATTCCACTAAATTCAAGAGCTTTGTTAGTAAGCAAGGGAAAATCAAGTGCAAAAAATTCATTGTTAGCCTGGCGAGAAATGATTGACAAAGCTCTTGCCAACACTGATTACGGTGACATGAGTGCTGGCAGATATTTTGAAGAATGGTTATTTAATCGTTATATTCAATTTGCTATCAATTATGAAGATATTTCTGGTGAAGCTGATGTATTAGGCATGTGGAAAGTTTTGAAAGTCAGAAATCTATTAATTCCTGCTCACCAAGATCTGAACAAATTTAAAGATATAAGGTCTATACGAGATAAGCTTCGCGACAGAAATTATAGCGAAGCACTAAAAAAAATAAGAAACCAAGAAAAAATAAAAGCTGCCAAGAAAAACAAAAAAGAAATAGTATTGATAGACAATGACAGATTTTTGGTTGTGTTGCCACTGAATTTTGGATCTTGCTATTATTTTAATAATTCAATGGGAATTCAAGCCAGTTTCTGCACTGGCAGCAGTTCTGGAGAAACGTGGTTCAGCAGATATGCACCAGAAGGGGTGTTGATCAGCATCATAGATAAAAACAATTCAAACGATGTTAACGGCAAATGGCAACTGCATGCGCCCAGTAACCAAATGAAAAATGCTCTGCAAACCAGTTCAAGCTTAACTCAGTCAGACCAAAAATTTGCTGAGTTGTTTCCAGGATTGTTAAAACAAATCACACAAGCCATGCATCAAAAAACTCAAGAAATACAAAGTTTTTCTGACTATGATGTCGATTCTGAAATCGAAAAAATAAAAAACAAGTTTCCACGGTCATATCAATCAGAAGAAACAGCAAGCTGATTTATCCATTCAACTTGCGTTTTCCATAGTATCGAATGTATAATTTGTCTTTCAAAGAGGAGAATATTATGTCTGCGGATCGAGTTTTTACCCAAGAGCAAAAAGCAAAGTTGGTGCAGATTTTCAATGAAGCAATCGGTGTGTATCAGGAAATTGAAGACCTCAATGAAGGATTGTCTGATACTATCAAGGCGGTAGCTGAAGAAATGGAAATCAAGCCAACTCTGCTGAAAAAAGCTATCAAGATTGCACAGAAAAGCAAGCTCACTGATACCAACGCTGAACATGAAGAATTGAATACAATCCTGGAGACTGTAGGTCGTACCCTATGATAGATTGGTTCGATAGTACCTGGCGTTTTGTCAAAGGTGATTATCGTGATTGGCCTCTGCGGTTCGCCCTGGAAGTATTTGCATGGGCGCTGAGCATAGGCTGTGCTTTGATCATGGCAATGACGGTACCTAACCCACCACTAGTCTATATGTATCCTTTTTGGATGCTAGGTTGCTCTATCTATGCATGGGCAGCTTGGACTAGAAATAGTTTTGGTATGCTAGCCAATTATTTGCTGTTGGTGACGATTGATAGTGTAGGTTTATTTAGATTACTAAGTAATCAAGTATAGTATCGCTCACTCACGAGCATGCAGCAGCAGTGCTAGCTAGAAGTAGCACAAGGAGAACAGTATGTCATATGTAGACGCCCTCTATGATCGGGCCAAAGATCGTATTCATGTAGCTGAGCGAATAGACGGCCAGCGAGTTTACAGAGAATATCCAGCTAATTACACGTTCTATTACGATGATCCTCGCGGAAAATTTCGTAGTATCTACGGTACTCCAGTGAGTAGATTCAGTACTCGTAATAACAAAGAATTTCAAAAAGAACTCAAGATAAATTCAGGTAAACGAATCTGGGAATCAGATATCAATCCAATATTTCGTTGTTTAGCTGATAACTATCTAGGCGCAAGTTCTCCTAAGCTGCAAACAGCGTTCTTCGACATCGAGGTAGATTTTGACAGCGAACGAGGATATGCACCAACCACTGATCCTTTCAACAAGATAACCAGCATCAGTGTATATCTAGACTGGATGGAAAAGATGGTGACATTGGTGTTGCCACCTAAAACTTATAGCTGGCAAACAGCAGAAGAAATCTGCGCTAAGTTTGACAACTGTTTTCTCTTTGATCGAGAAGAAGACATGTTGGAGACTTTTCTTGATCTTATTGATGATGCTGATATCTTGAGTGGATGGAACTCAGAAGGTTTTGATATTCCGTATACTGTTATGCGTATAAACAAGATTCTTAGCAAAGACGATACTCGTAGACTTTGTTTATGGGGGCAATATCCCAAACAAAAAGTATTTGAACGATTTGGTGCAGAAATGGTTACCTTTGATCTGGTAGGTCGGGTTCATCTAGACTACATGCAACTGTATCGCAAATATACATACGAAGAACGCCATAGTTATAGTCTAGACAGCATTGGTGAATATGAAGATGTAGGCAGCAAAGTAGCGTATGAAGGAACTCTAGATCAGTTGTACAATCGAGAATTTGAAAAGTTCATCGATTACAACCGTCAAGATACCATGTTGTTGGCTAAACTAGATAAAAAGTTAAGATTTTTGGAACTTGCCAATGAACTCGCTCATGACAACACTGTGTTATTGCAAACAACAATGGGGGCAGTGGCTGTTACTGAACAGGCTATCATCAATGAAGCCCACGCTCGTGGCATGGTAGTTCCAAATCGTCGCAAAAGTGAAAAACATTCAGATGGCAGTACTGATGACAAAGCTGCTGGTGCTTATGTTGCCCACCCTAAAAAAGGCATGCATGAATACATTGGAGCTATCGACTTAAACAGTCTTTATCCGTCAACTCTGCGTGCATTGAATATGGGGCCAGAAACTATCGTGGGTCAACTTCGCCCAATAATGACAGATCATTATATTCACGAAAAGATGGCAGAAAAGACAATAAATGGCAAACGAGTAATCGGTTCTACGTTTGCAGATGCGTGGGACGGTTTATTTGGAAGTTTAGAATACCAGGCCGTGATGAATGGAGAAGTAGGAACAGAAATTACCATTGACTGGGAATATGGCAATAGCACAGTCCATACTGCTGATGAAGTATGGCGAATGATATTTGAGGGCAACCAACCGTGGACTTTGAGCGCGAATGGAACAATATTTCGATTCGATGTAAAAGGTATTATACCTGGTCTTTTAGAGCGTTGGTATTCAGAACGCAAAGAACTTCAGAAAACTAAAAGACAATGGACTTCTTTAGAATCTGGAATTCCTATTCCAAATAGATTAAAAAGTTAGTCAAAAAGATTAAAATCAACTAAAGCGATACAAGATGCGCATACACAACAAATATTATTTAAGAGAGGTATAAATGGACTTCAATAAGTTACATTCGATACTGGAATCAGGAACTAAAGAGGAACTTACAGAGTTTTGCCATAATAATAATCTTGTTATAAAAGACGGCAAAATTTTTCACTCAGATACTGAATCAGTAAAACAATCTGTAGCTTTCTGGGATAAGCGTCAGTTGGTCAAGAAGATCAACTTAAATTCGTAACCTTATTGCGACCTCCAATGGCAACATTGGTTGAATAACTCCTTTAAATGCTGGAAACTCTTACCATTAAGTTGAAGACAATCAGCAGCCAAGCGCATAATGCGAAGGTTCAACGACTAGTCGAAAGACGTAGACTCAAGCGAGTCGAAATGGGGAGCATCCATACTTAGTGGATGGTGATATAGTCTGATCCTTATAGAAATATGAGGCAGTTTTTTTAATAAACGGGCTAGCAATAGTGAAACTAGCTGAACATAAATGTATATGGCGCTATTCTAAATGCAGGCTGCAGATTCTTTGACCATCGTATTGGACAAAGCACAACACTCACTGGTCGTATTATTGCCAAACACATGGATGCATTTGTAAATGAAGCCATCGCCGGCGAGTACAATCATGTCGGTGACAGCATTATCTACGGTGACACAGACTCTGTATATTTCTCAGCATGGCCTATCGTGAAGTCAGAAGTAGAAGCAGGCAACATGGAATGGAACAAGGATATCTGTGTAGGTCTGTATGATACCATCGCAGATTCTGTGAACGATTCATTTCCGGCGTTTATGGAACGTGCGTGCCATTGCCCACGAGATATGGGAAGTATTATCCAGGCTGGTCGTGAGCTGGTAGCAGAAAAAGGTTTGTTCATCAAGAAAAAGCGCTATGCTGTGTTGATCTATGAACTTGAAGGCAAGCGACTGGATTTCGATGGCAAACCTGGAAAAGTCAAAGCCATGGGACTAGACTTGAAACGTTCAGATACGCCCAAGATCGTGCAGAATTTTCTCAGTAATATTCTTTTGGATGTGCTCACCGGCGCTGAACGTGATACCGTTGTCACGAAAGTGCGAGAGTTCAAATTGATGTTTAAAGATCTTCCTGCTTGGCAGAAAGGAACTCCTAAACGTGTAAACAATCTTACCAAATACAGCACAGCAGAAACTCTTCATGGAAAAACTAATATGCCCGGGCATGTACGTGCTGCAATGAATTGGAATCGTCTAAGACAAATGTTCAACGATAACTATAGTATGAAAATCGTGGACGGTATGAAAACTATTGTTTGCAAGATCAAGGATAACCCACTGGGATATACAAGTGTAGGTTATCCTATCGATGAATCAAATATTCCTTCTTGGTTTAAAGATTTGCCGTTCGATGATGATATGATGGAATCAACTATTGTTGATCAGAAAGTAGAAAATTTATTAGGCGTGCTGAATTGGGACATGACATCACGCACTGATATCAAAAGTACTTTCCGCAGTCTTTTTACATTTGAATAAATTACCATATCACTTGCATTGCCTAAATATTATTATATAATCAAATCCATTACACGGAGAATTTAATGAAAGACATACTCAAGAATATAGTGCAGTATACTTATGGACTTAATAAAGTTGACCTGCTCAAGATCACTGGTTCTGCAGAAGAAACACTGATCAACGCTGTATCAGAAGATAGAACAGTAATCATCGAAGGCAAATTCAAAGCACCAATCGCTGAATTTGAAGGCGTATTTGGTGTACCAAATCTATCTCGATTGAATACTATTCTAAATATCGACGAATATCGTGAAGATGCAAACATTACCATGACTTATAAGAAAGATGAAGACACAGGCGAAGATATGCTCAGCGGTGTTCATTTTGAAAACAAGCACGGTGATTTCAAAAATGATTATCGTTTGATGAACAGCAAGGTCGTGAACGAAAAGCTCAAAGGTGTCAAGTTCAAAGGCGTAAAATGGAATGTAGATATTACTCCTAGTGTTCTAGGTTTGCAGCGTCTAAAGGCTCAAGCATCGGCCAACAGTGACGAAACTACCTTTATAGCCAAGACTGAAAATGGATCACTGAAGTTCTATTTTGGTGATCCTTCAAACAATGCTGGTAGTTTTATATTTGAACCCAATGTTAGCGGAAATCTGAGCAAAGGTTGGTTATGGCCTGTTAACACAGTGATTACCATTCTTAATTTGCCAGGCGATAAAACCTTCAAGTTCAGCGATGAGGGTGCAGCCAAGATCACAGTCGATACTGGAATCGCTGATTATGAGTACATCATCCCAGCACAGACCAAATAACATGTCCGATCTATATCCACAAGATAACTTGACAGCCAAGCAGAAGGATTATGCAATCTTTCTGCCTGCATTGAGTCCGTCGTTTTCATCAATTATTTCAGAACAAAGATTTAAAAATGCTGTAAATCCAGTCAGATTTCCTGCACAAATCCAAGATTTAGAACAATTGAATTGGCTTAACAGTAAGAAAGCACTGTTTCCATATCGTTGGACTCTGAGTTCTGGAGGACATGTAAATCTAGATGTATCTAAATTTGATGAAAGTGAAGATATGATCCGCAATCGAGAGCCAGGTTCATTTATTGTAGGTGACTCCGGCGGCTTTCAGATCGGCAAAGGTGTGTGGGCTGGTGATTGGAGAGATCCTAATAGTTCAGAAGTCAAGAAAACTCTGAATGATTTAATATCTGCAGGCCCCGTAAGCATTAAAAAGGGCAAAAAGATTGTACAAGTCGATCCTTATCAGCAACAGTTGAACAAGCTAAAAGCTGCTGATGATAAACGAACTCAGATTCTTACCTGGCTAGACACCGTTGCTGATTATAGTATGACACTAGATATTCCTAATTGGATTATTCGTGACCCCGGCGCAGTGAAAGCGACCTGCGTTACCACTCTCAAAGAAGCAGTAGACGGCACCAAATACAATAACGAATATTTCATTGCCAATCGCAAAGGCAAAGACAACGGTGGCACCAAGTTTCTGAATGTGTTGCATGGGATTAACCATGCGTCTGCAGAAATCTGGTATGATACCATGAAACATTATTGTGATCCCAAGAAATATCCTGATCGCCATTTCGATGGATGGGCAATGGGCGGACAAAACAAATGTGATGTACATTTGTTGCTGAAGCGTTTGGTATTACTTCGCTATGACGGCTTGTTGGAACAAGGATTGCATGATTGGATGCATTTATTAGGTATTAGTAGGTTAGAGTGGGCAGTATTACTCACCGCAATGCAGCGTAGTATTCGCCGGCATTGGAATCCTGATTTTACCATCAGTTTTGACTGTGCGAGTCCTTTCCTAGCAGCAGCAACTGGTCAGATCTATCATCATATTGATTTGAAGGATGCTGGCAAGTGGACGTATCGAATGACTCGTCACATTGACAATCACAAATATGCAAAAGATACACGCAGTGTCAGAGATATAGCAATCACGGATTATCTGGATCATTTTGGGCATTTTGAGGATAGTCCAGTCACTGCTAGGCTCAAAATCAGCGATATGTGTGTAGGTACTCGCACTAACAATAGTTGGGACGGTTTTACATATCCGCTGTTGCAGGCACATAATGTGTGGATGCATATTGAATCAGTGCAGCGGGCTAATCGTGAATATGATGCAGGTAGATATCCAGCAATGCTGAGAAATATTCGTGGAGATCACGAATATGTATCTGATATTATCGAAAAAGTTTTTGCTGCTCCTACCAAAGCTAAATCATTAGAGATCATTGATCGATATGGTAGTTTTTGGATGAATATCCTGGGTGTAAGCGGAAACATTGGCAAGAAAACTATCAACGCCAGCACTATGTATAACGCACACTTTGAACAAGATATCAATGCATGGTCTAATGAAATAGAAGAACCAGCAGAAAAAATAGAAACACGTTCAACATTCGACGATTTATTCAGTTAATCATGACTACAATGCAAGAAAGACAAATTCTAGACTATATTCGAGCTAGATCAACCAAAATGATTGTAGCCGAAGTATGTTTGCCGTATTCTAACAAATCATGTAATGTAGCTTATATCAAAGTATTTGTTGAAGCTATAAACAATGAAACTGGAGAAGATTTGAGAAAATGGCTTTTAGAAGAATATTACCAAGACAGGTTATTTGTTGGAGATGATATGTCTGATGACCTGTACTTGCTTATATCAAAAAGATTCTTTAATAGAGAAACAGTGATTGAAATCACGCAAGACGGAAAAACTGGTCAGTTGACCAGATATGCAACCACAGACTACTGAGGAAATACAATGGCATACGAACGAACAAAAAAATACTCCCGCAGCAAACCAGAGGTAAACAAGATCTTTGATGACCTCGAAGAATATTTGGAGTTCTGCAAATGGCAAGGTTACACATTTGACGAATCTCATCTATACAATGAGAAAACTGCATGGGGAGAAATGCAGAGGGTCAAAAACGGAAAACCACCAAAAGATAATTGGACTGCTCGCCCTAAATCAGAGCGTAGAGATTTTCGACCAACCAACGTTCGCTGACAAGCACGGCGCTGTATATTATACAGCGCTTTTCTATAGGTAATTTTACTGTTTGACATCTACATCCTAAGTATCGTAGAATAATATTATTAATTTTTGGAGTTACAATGAATTTACCTATCAGTCAACGAATCCGAGATCGCATTGAAGCAGCTGGTTCTCGTTATCACAGTAATGACAATATTTCAGAATTTATCTTGAGTTCTGATGAGTTGGATGAACTAGTAACTGAAGTAGCTGGCAAGTTCCAAGAGGTGTTGGATAGTTTGGTGATTGACACCGAAAGAGATCACAACACACAAGACACTGCGCGTCGTGTAGCCAAGATGTTTGTGCGAGAAACTTTCAGTGGACGATATCGTCCTATGCCTAAGGTCACTGCATTTCCAAACATGGGTTATCAGAGTTTGTATACCACTGGTCCTATCAGCATTCGCAGCACCTGCGCTCATCACTTCCAAAATATTGTTGGCAATTGTTGGGTTGGTATTGTGCCTGAATCTGAGGTTATTGGTCTGAGCAAGTTCAATCGCATTGTTCATCACATTTGCGAACGTCCTCAGATTCAAGAAGAAATGACCACACAGATTGCAGATGCACTAAAAGAATATGCCAAGACTGATAATGTTGCTGTGGTTGTAAAAGCAGAGCATTTTTGCATGAGTCAGCGTGGTGTTCGAGAACACAACTCTGACATGAGCACAGCAATCATGCTAGGCCGATTCAGAACATCCGCAGAACTCCGTCAAGAATTTTATCAACTGCTGCAGACCATGAAAGGTCACAGCGGCAATTACTAGGAGAAATCATAATGTCAAGTCGAGAAAGGGATCAAGCAGATCTAGATCTAGACACATTCATAGAGTTATTTGATGAAGCTATATCCAGTGATGACCCTCGTGTCCAGCGTGCTTTGCAAGATTTGTTGGTGATCAGTGCATTAATTAGAACTAAAAGTGATCATGACCAAGTAACAAAAGGTCCACTGCGTCGTTTGTTTGATGATGTTCATAATATCAATCGCAGACTCATTCATATCGAAGTTGATACTCGTTATGGCACACATAATACTGATTCAATGAGTCATAAAATATCGTCAGCAATAGCTGGTTGCATTATCGGGGGGGAAAGTAAACCAAATCCATTTGATCTGCGTTATGGCACACATAATGTAATCACTAAAACAAAAATCAATTCTTCTTCAAATTCAGGCGAAGATTGTTAATGAACCCAAGCAACTGGTTGAATCCTATTGCCATTGATCTTGATGAAATCACAGAAGAAATGGTTGAATGGTATCGTGATATCGGCGGCAAAGTAAATTCTAGAATAGAGTCAGGTTCATGGGGACAAACTTTTACTAAAAATTATCTAGCATATGGCAACAGCAAATGGTGTTTTATAGCACAAGATATGCAGTCAGCACGTTTGCATTTTTGCGCAGAAGATGCTAGTGTAGCATTGATGTTTATTTTAAAGTTCGATAAGCACATAAGCAAACATAACATGAAAGAACTTTTACATGAAGAAAATATTTTATGTTGAAAGTCAACTGATTGACAACACTAAATTGTGCTAAAATCTAGCACAAACGTACTAAAATCAAGCACAAGGAAAAATATATGGCATATACAAGCAAATCAACTAATGTACCTAAGGCAATCAAGAGTCAGGCACGCGGTCTGTCACTGTCACTGAAGGATCCTTCTATGTTTAAATTATTCATTCGTATGTGGACAGAAGCAACTATACAACAGTCAGGACTTCGTGTTCAGCGCAATCATGCGATCGGCGATGCAATGAAGGGCAACAACAATGGCTAAGATTACTGCCAGTCGATATCATGATTTCAGCACTGGGCATCGTGTGTATCAGCACGAGAGCAAGTGCGCCCACATGCATGGTCACAATTATCGTGTTCACTTTACCATCGAAGCACCTGAACTAGACAAAATTGGTCGAGTATTGGACTTTAGTGTGATCAAGGACCTGCTGTGCATTTGGTTGGAAGATAATTGGGATCACAAGTTTCTGCTATGGGAACAAGATCCATGGGCAGCACCAATGAAGTCACTGGATCCAGATGGTGTTGTGTTTGTTCCATTTAATCCAACAGCAGAGAACATGGCACAGTATCTGGTGGAAGTCATTGGTCCTGTTCAGTTGTCTGGAACGGATGCTAAATTGATTCGGGTAGACATTGAAGAAACACGTAAATGTAGTGTAACTGTTGAGGCATAATATGAGCAAGATCAAAGTTTCAGAACTGTTTTATTCTGTTCAAGGCGAAGGTCGTTACATGGGAGTTCCCAGTATCTTTCTGCGCACCTTTGGCTGCAATTTTTCTTGTAAGGGCTTCGGTATGCCACGAGGACAACTCAGTACTGAAGCTGATGATATTGATGCCAACAAGTATGCAGACTATCGAGATCTACCTTTGGTATCCACTGGTTGCGATAGTTATGCCAGTTGGCATCCTAACTTCAAGCATATGAGTCCTATAATGGATTCAGAACAGATCGTAGAACAGATCATAGCACTGCTGCCACATGGTGAATGGCGAGATGAACATCTAGTCATCACTGGCGGCGAACCACTACTTGGGTGGCAGCGGTGTTATCCTGATTTATTGATGCACGAAAAAATGCGAAATGTTCAAGAAATTACTTTTGAGACAAATGGAACTCAAAAACTAAGTAAAGACTTGATCAGTGCATTAAATATTTGGGATTGGGAAGAAGTCACATTTAGTGTGAGTCCTAAACTGAGTTGCAGTGGAGAATCTTCGGAGGATGCTATCAAGCCTCAAATTGTACGTGAATATGCAAAAGTAGGCTATACATATTTGAAGTTTGTAATTGCCACCGAAGAAGACGCAGGTGAAGCATTGAGAACGATTGATATATATCGCGATGCAGGATTTCATGGACCTGTGTATTTAATGCCAGTGGGAGGAACTGAATCTGTGTATTCGTTAAATAATCGTCGAGTGGCAGAACTAGCCATGCAGCATGGGCTTCGTTATAGTGATCGTTTACAAATTCCTCTTTTCCGCAATGCATGGGGTACATAATATGGCATTATTTGACATTTTTAAAAAACAGAAACCTGTCTCTAAACCGACAGAAACACCAAAGCCTGTAGCAAAACCTAAAAAGACTGCCAAAGAAATTGCTACCGAAAAAGGTGAACCATATGTAGCAATTCTTAATGTCGAACTGGATCCAGACAATATTGGCAATGGCGCGTTTGAACTAGACTGGAATGACAAATTCATCACCAATTTAGTTCGTGCAGGGTACAAAGGCAAGACTGATAATGATATGGTAGATTTATGGTTCAGGGATATTTGCCGAAATGTATTGGCTGAAAATTATGAACAATGGGAAGCCAATTATGCTACCCTGCGTAAAGTAGGGTATGAAGACATGGGCAACGGCAAGACTAGCGTGTCCTAATAACATTAAATAAGGAAATATATGACTCAAATTTTAAGAAAGCAGGTAGATGCGAACAATGACGTTCGTATTTTCCTCAGTCGCGACATAGACTATGTAGATTTCAATCCAGCTGGTTACCAAACACCTACTTCGCCTGTTGGCAAGTGGGGAGCAAACGACCAAACATATGACCATGATTTCATGCAAAGACTCCGTGATTACATCATTGAATTAAGCAATCTAGAACAGCCAGACCCAAATGAACCAATGCACATGTGGAAACATCTGCAACAAGATCACCAAGTTTTTCTTGAACAGCTTCGCAACAATAATTTGCAGTCTGCATTTGATACTCTTAATAATCTTTATCAAAGTCCTATTATGAATGGTATCAGTCAAGGTGTTTGGGACACTGTGCCAATCAAGAAAGATTCTGATGTAGCAAAATATCGATTACTGCGTCACTATGACACTCTGCTGGGAGTGTGTGAGTACATGGGTGTGATTGGTATTCAAAATCGCGAGCAAGGATTTAGTCCAGTGGTGCTGCCAGTAAATGACTTGGTAACAGGTCTAGCACAAAAGCTAGCTACCACTATTCCTGATTTCCACGCACCTCGTTGGCAAGGTGGTATTTGGGGCATGGATACACCGTATGGCATCATGACCGATCGTGATATCTCAGCATTGTATGTTGCATTAAAGATCAACAGCAAATTCACTACAGATTCTAAGATTGTGGAAATAGGCGGAGGTGTGGGATATGTAGCTTATTGGCTTTATCAGTTGGGTTTTCGTGATATTACATTGATAGATCTACCAGCTGTTTCAGTAGCCCAAGCTTTCCAACTTGGCACTAATATTGGAAAACAGAATGTCAGACTGCCGTTTGAAACGCATGATGCACCCATTAAGTTCCTCACGCCAGAACAATTCTACGATAGTGATGAAATGGTTGATTTAGTCTATAACACCGACAGCATGCCAGAAATGCCAAATGACGCGCTGAAAAAGTATCTAACTACCATTGCCAAGGTCAGCAAGTCTTTCTACAGTGTGAATCATGAATGTCGCAGTGGATTCAATGGCGTACCTCAAAATTCAGTAAGTCTGGAAATAAACACTAATTTTATTGGAGAAATCATCAACCTAGAACGCAATCGCTACTGGCTGCGTGATGGATATGCTGAAGAATTCTACGTTACACAAAATTGGTCGTAAAAACTCTTGACAGATTCATGGCGCTGTTATAACATAGCGCCATGAAATACTTACTTGTCGATCTCACAAACACATTTTTCCGTGCTAGATTTTCAGCAAACCGTTCGCAAAATGCTGAAGAAAAAACAGCATTTGCTATACATGTAACGCTGAATAGTATCGCCAAAGTTTGGCGAGAACAGCGTGCCGATCATGTAGTGATTTGCCTTGAAGGACGCAGCTGGCGAAAAGACTTCTATAAGCCGTATAAAAAGAATCGTGCTGCAGCCCGTGCTGCACTCACCGAGCCAGAACAGGTCGAAGACAAAATGTTCTGGCAGTCACTGGATGATCTAAAAACTTTTCTGCAAGAAAAAAGCAACTGTACTTGTTTACGTCACGAATCACTAGAAGCAGATGATTTGATTGCTGGTTGGATTCAAGCTCATCCAAACGATCAACATATTATTGTCAGCAGTGACACTGATTTCCATCAACTATTAGCAAAAAATGTCAAGCAATATAACGGAATTACTGATGAACTCCACACAATCGAAGGCATCTTTGACAAAAAAGGTGCCCCAGTGCAAGATAAAAAAACTAAAGAACCTAAAAAGATTCCAGACCCCCAATGGATCCTATTCGAAAAATGCATTCGCGGCGATTCGTCAGATAATGTTTTCAGCGCTTACCCTGGGGTCCGTACCAAAGGTTCGAAAAACAAAGTAGGATTACAAGAAGCGTATGCAGATAGAACTAGTCGTGGGTGGGCTTGGAATAATCTGATGCTGCAACGCTGGGTCGATCACGATGGCATAGAACATCGTGTGCTAGACGATTATGAACGCAATCGTGTGCTGGTAGACTTGACTGCTCAGCCTGAGCATGTGCGTGCGTGGATAACGGAAACTATTGCTGAGAACTCAGTGTCCAAGAATATCAGTCAAGTAGGCACCAAATTCCTCAAGTTCTGCGGCAAGTATTCGTTGAATCGTATCAGCGACCAAGCACAAAACTACGTGGATTTTCTGTGTGCAGAATATCCTGAATCTGTTCGTATTCGAGAATCAGCATGAGTCAATTAATATGGGAGAGAAAATTATGAAATGGTTTGATCGTTGGTTTATTAGAAAATGCCGCTGGGCTTCGGAAAACCAGCATTTAATCGAAGATAAGAATCAACTTGTTGGGGTAAAAAAACCTAATAATATCTCTGACGTAGAACAAGGGTATCGTTTAAATGTGATACCTGCTCGTGGTGGCACTGTGCTACAAGTTATGCGATATAATCCCCATGGCACAGATCATTGTGTGACTTATGTGCTAGGGCAAGAAGAACCATTTAATGAGGGTATCGCACAGATTCTAAGTATGGAGATGATTCGATGAGCGTATTAATAGCTAAACCAGTGGTCAAAAATAAATTTTGGATCTTGGAGGACAGCGGACAAAAAGTTGCTACTATTCAAGCGGTAGATGAAGGTGGCGTAGCGTTGGTATTCGGCTCTAAACGAGAAATGTTTGCTAGTTTTAAAATGCTTAAAAACAAATACAATATTCAGATTGCGAAATCTGAATTTAAAAATACGCATCTGCCTGAGGTACATGGTTTTCCAATTCAGGGTCGAGCATATAATGCAGTATTTGATCTACAGCAACGCATTCCAATTTATACCAAAACTATTAAAAGCAAGTGTTTTTTTTGTGCAGGACATTATTGGATTTTTCAAAACGATACATGGGTACAATCATTCTGCCCAAAGTTGATTACTATCAAACGATATCAATATCTAGGGCCATTTCACAGTGAACAAGAATTACAGGAAAATCAACCATGTCTGAACCATGTTTAACTTTACCACTGAAAATGTTCAACGACAAAGTTCGTATTATGAATCAAACTCGCCAACGTGATTTGGTATTGTCTGCAGTGGACGCACGTAATCTGCATGCTGAAATATTTGCATTATTGGCTCAAATTTCAGAAATAAGTAGACAAACTGCCCCCACTGAAACAGTTTCACCAATACAGATTGGCATGGACGGTGGGGGTTTTAAGTAAAGTGCGCTGTTATCCAAGATAAATACATTATCGAGGATAAGACTAATGAGTAGACCAAAACCCATAGTTCTGTTAGAACATGTAAACAAAAGCAATTATAAAAGTGATCAGGTCTTGGCTAGTGAGGGTATATGGGCTGTATTCTATGACCAATTGCCCATAAATCTAAAGACTCACAATATCCTAGTAGGCTACCCAGGGCCAAAATACAAAAAAGTTAGTTTCAGTAACAAAGGTCATGCTATCAATCTGGCTAAAAAGCTGAATAGTCTTTACAAGACTGACAAATTCAGCGTGGTTCTTTTACGTGCAGGCGAACAAATATTTCCCTGATAAAAAACGACACTATGAAGAGCTAGTTCTAACTGAGATAGGCATAGACTTCTCAGTTATCGATAATGTTCGCGCTGCTTGGTGGCAGAACCCCATCAATCCTGTTAGTCTCCGTCTGACTAGTGCAGGATTTAAATTTTTCAGCAAGGCAAAATTACATTTCCATGAAATTCCATTGCCTACCAACCAGACTGTCACTCCAAAAATAATGCTTCAGTTAGAACGCCTGTTCGATGAACCTTATTACCTTAAGTTTTGCTATATTTATGTACTCAGCGAAAAGGACGCTATAATGCTGAATCTCCATGCCGGCGACTTGGCTTGCTATCTAGACAATCTAGAAAGTCAATAAAATCAATCACTTAGATAAGCTGTGCCACTGCTCAGTCCTGAGCAAAAATCTAACAAAATCAATCACTTAGTTAAAATTGCTTGAAAGAAACTTGTCTGATCAGTACATTGATGCTGCCATGCGCCTAAAATTATTTTTGCCAAACGGTTGACAACACTGGTTTGGCTATATAGAATACGCACATATTGAACGAAACGGAGCATCTAGCATGAGTGACCTGATTGCCATTGCGTGGGAATGCGAGTATGAGGATGAGGCTGAGCAGGCTTGCTGGCTGTGGCCGATCACCGACACTGCGTTTTCGGTGTTGGACTTGGAACTCAAAACTCAGGGCAGCGTTCACTATTACAAAGGTGAATGGTACAGCTCCGATGTGGTCGGCAACAAGCTTTGCGTAGGCAGCAGCCGTTCGCTGGCGGCGCTGGCCGTTGTGAATTTTTCGGAGTTTGGCTGCGTTTAACGGTTGACAAGCTACCGCACGCAAGCTATAATACTTGCACAAATTGTGACTAAGGAGTAATTTATGTCCGTGACTGAAAATCGTACTATTACGCCGTCTGAAGCTCGCTCGCGTGTTCTTCGGGCGTTCAAGGCTAAGCGTCCTGTGTTCTTGTGGGGTCCTCCGGGTATCGGCAAGTCTGAATTGGTGGCTGGCCTCACTGAAGACCTTGGTGGTTATATGATTGACCTGCGTATGGGTCAGATGGAACCTACTGATATTCGTGGCATTCCGTTCTTCAATAAGAACAAGGAAGTCATGGACTGGGCTCCGCCGATTGACCTGCCCGACGAGGAACTTGCCAGTCAGTACCCGATTGTGGTGCTGTTCTTGGACGAGATGAATTCGGCTGCACCCGCCGTGCAAGCTGCTGGTTACCAGCTGATTCTGAATCGTCGCAGCGGCAAGTACAAGCTGCCTGATAACGTGGTTATCGTGGCTGCTGGCAATCGCGAATCTGACAAGGGTGTGACCTATCGCATGCCGAGTCCGCTGGCGAATCGCTTTGTTCACCTTGAGGTCCGCGCTGACTTCGACAGCTGGTTTCAGTGGGCGGTGGGCAAAAACATTCACAAGGACGTTGTAGGTTACCTCAGCTTTGCCAAACAGGACCTCATGGAATTTGATGCCAAGAGCGCCTCGCGTAGCTTTGCTACTCCTCGTAGCTGGACCTTTGTGTCACAGTTTCTTGAGGATGCGGATGCCACTGACTCGGAACTCACCGACTTGATTTCAGGCACTGTGGGTGAAGGTTTGGCGGTGAAGTTCATGGCTCACCGCAAGGTGTCAGGTCAAATGCCTAACCCCGAAGATGTTCTCTCGGGAAAGGTCAAGGAACTCAAAACCAAGGATATCTCGGCTATGTATTCGCTGACGATTTCCATGTGCTATGAGCTTCAGGAACAGCATAAGAAGCTGGGCAAGGACAAGATTGCTGATTGGCACGCCATGGCTGACAACTTTCTGAAGTTTACGATGGATAACTTTACCACTGAGTTGGTGGTGATGGGTGCGCGAGTGGCGCTGACTACCTATAATCTGCCGATGGTGCCGGGTAAAATGTCGAACTTTAACGAGTTCCACCAGCGCTTTGGAAAATACATTATTGCTGCAAGCGGCAAGTAACAGAGTCCCTTAGTCACGGACAAGAGGCAGGCGAAATCCGTAAGTCCTCTTTGTAAGTTATTGATTTTTTTCTATTTTTTATTGGTTCAAACGGTTGACAGGTTGCCCCTCTGGGGAGTATAATGTCTGTAAATAATGTAAGGAGTATACTATGGACGCAATCGCTGAGAACACAAAAACTAATCCGAAGGTCGATGCTGCTGCTCGTGAAAAGCTGATTACAGCTCGTATTGGTCTATTGCTACGTCAACCTTTTTATGGCAATCTTGTTACTCGCCTTCAGCTGGTCAATGCTGATGATTGGTGTCAGACTGCAGCCACTGATGGTCGTCACTTCTATTACAACAGCGAATTCATTAATAAGATGCCACTGAAACAGTGTGAATTTTTATGTGGTCATGAAGTGCTGCATGTTGTATACGATCACATGGGTCGTCGTGGCTCTCGTGATCCGAAACTGTGGAACATTGCTGATGACTATTGTGTGAACGCTGACCTCATCGAATCTGGGGTCGGTGAAAAAATCACTGTGGTGGGCATGCTGTATGATCCCAAGTACAAGGGTTGGAGTGGTGAAGAGGTCTATGATGACCTCTATAAAAATGCTGACAGGATCAATATTGATCAGCTTACCAAGATGCTTTTGGATGAGCACATGGACAGTGAAGATGACGAGGGCAGTGGTGAAGGCAATGATAGCAACAATCCTGTAAACGGCAAAGGACCTGTTAAACTGACTGCGGAAGACCGTCGCCAGATTCGGGATGAAATTAAAGAAGCCATTATTAATGCAGCACAAGCTTCTGGTGCTGGCAATGTGCCGAGTGGGGTCAAGCGTCTTATCAAGGACCTCACTCAGCCTATGATTGGCTGGAAGGAATTACTGGAGCAACAGGTTCAAAGCACTATCAAAAACGACTTCACATTTGCTCGTCCTAGTCGGCGTGGTTGGCATATGGATGCTATTCTGCCTGGCATGAAGAATG